TGATTGATCGACTGAATAATGCGATCAATGTTTGTTATGAGGCTCCCGAAAATGATGAGCAGGGTTATCCTTATGCGACGGGATATGCAAGGTCTGCGATGATCGAAGTGGCAAAAAGTTTAGACGTTATTGTGGCACAAATGAGGGAGGAGAAGGACGGTTGATCAAACTGTCCACTCTGCCCCTGACTCTTCCCCACTCTACCCTATAATAAGTTCATCAACGCAACACACCATGATCACTGTCAATCTGACTGAACAACAACTCTCACTGATGGAAGAACTTGTGGGTGAAAAGTTTAATGAAGTCGCACAAGCATGGTTGCCTGCGAGTGAAACAGAAGACATGAACAAACTTTGTTATGATACACTTTTGAATCTTCGTTGTGTTCGTATGTCCAAAGAGTTTGACGAAACTTATGCTAACTGGGACAAAAATTTCTATTCTTTTGATAAGAAAGAATACCTGCGTGATGTAGGTCTTGTGACGGATGAGGAACTGGTACAGCAGGGCATCTCCTGACCCCATCCTGCCCTATAATAAGTTCATCGACAGGGAGACACCCCCACACATGCAAGTCACCAGCAAGCGTCACTCCATGGTTGTTGAGTTCCGTCCTCACAACATCCTGACCGATAAGTTTGTTTATACCCTGAAGTTCAGGGGTGATGCACAATCAGTGCGGTTGATGTCAAAGAAGGAAATGATCGAAACTGTCAATGCACGTTTGGATCTTCACGGTTATGAAGTTACCGACTTTCTGACCGAACCTCAATCCTATATGCCTGCCTGTTGCTGATGTTGTATCTTCTGTCTATTATCGTCATCATTCTTTCTCTTTTTTCATGAACTACACTCTCAAAGAACTCCAAGAACGTGTCAACAAACTGATTGAACAACAGGGTGAAGATGCACATTGTGCGGTATGGATTTACACCAAAAATGATTGTCATTTGAAGGATGAAGATGGTGAGATTGATTACGATAACAATGTAGAAGATCCTTTTCTGATAAGACGTATTATGGAAGATGTAGGAAATACTGATTACATCTATGAGGTGATTCAGGAATGTATGGATGAATCAACCGAGGAACACCTTGTCCAGTATCAACAGGAACTGATCTGATGTTTATTGATACCGATCGTCAACTTCGCAAACTTTCCATCTACAAACCAATGAACTTTCGTATTGTTGAGATTGATTTTGACTTTGATGATGCCATGACTAATGATGATCAGAATGAGATTGTTGATGAAGTCATGGCGACGACCTGGGAAGCATCTGACCCTGATGATTTAGTTGAGGAGATCACATCTACCACGGGTTGGTGTATTAACTCCATTGACTATTGTTATGTCCTGTCCTAAATTTATATGAACGTAATGA